TGGTTTTAGATGCTTCTGCAGCTAGTACTGATGTTGGTGATGAAATATTATTTGAAGATGCGACTAGTGATGTAAATACAGTACTAAACTCAAGTGGTACAGCTTATACTTTATCAAATACAGTTGCAGCAACTTCAGATGGTGGTGCTGTTACACAAAATCTTGTGCAAGGGTTAGTGAAATCATGGATTAGTGCAAACTTTATTACTCAAGCATATTTAGACAGTTTTAATCAATCATCTTTAACTGATATAAGTGGTGGTTCTTTTAGATTTACAGTAACTAACAATTTTGCAAATGTTAATTATGCTTGTGGAACTGAAGCTAGATATGTGGACTCTAATGGTATAAATACCATGACACAAGAAAATACCTTTACAAGAACAACAACACAATATCAGGCATATTGTTCTAATGATGGTGCTTCTGTAACTGGAGCAGATACCCGACACTATCAATCCTTATTGGCAGGAGATTTAGCATAATGACAATAGAAACTCCAGAATTTCAAGGCACACATCTTTGGGATAGACTGTGTTGGGCAAAAGAAAACTTAGAACCATATAGAACAGAATATTGTGTAGTATGGGAAGACCCCAAAAAACCAGATGAACCAGCAAGTGTTACACACCCAGACCCAAATTGGTTAGCGTGTGCATTACAAGGAGGAATCTTGCCTCCAGTAGAATCTTATTGGGAACTGGATAAAGATGAGAATACGCCTGGATTTGTTAAACATACAAGAGGCCCAGAACTTCTCCATAACACGAAACCAATTGAAGCGATGACGGAAGAACAAGCTATCGAATACTTAATTATGAAAGATTTACCAAGTCATATATGGCAAGATTCTGATAGAGCAAATAAACCTCGTATGGTTATATGCACAAGGAGTCAATTACCAAGTACAAGATCATGGAGAAATTCATGGAAAATAAATCCAGATTGTCTAAATATAGATAATATACAAAAAACTGCTTAGGAGAATATAATGACAACAATCATATCAGATAAAGATGGAAATAGTATTGATGCATCATCTGCCACTATTCCTTCTGATAGACATTTTAGAAATGCATGGACATTAAGTGGTAGAACTATTACTGAAGATTTAACACTTGCAAAGACTATCTTTAAAGATAAAATTCGTGAGGTTCGTATTCCACTTCTTGCTGCACAAGATGTTGCATTTATGAAAGCACTTGAAGATGATGATTCAGATGCACAGACTGTTGCAAAAAATGCTAAGAAAGCATTGAGAGATGCACCAGCTGCTTCTGCGATTACTAATGCAGCAAATATAACTGCATTAAAAAATGCATGGAATACAAGTTTATTAGGTGATTCACCTTACGCATAATAGGAGAGAGATGAATGGCATTAAGTACAATAGGAACTGCTGGTCTTGCAGATGATGCTGTTACAGCTGCAAAGATTGATGATGATGGAACTGGATTTACTTTTGGTGATGTAACTACAGGCGCCCTTACAGCAACTGGTGCAACAACTGGTATCGTAACTTTTGATAAATTAACTTTAGATGGTTCATCAGTCGCAACTGTTACTGTCAATGGTGCTGTAAGTGGTTCAACTACAGTTGCTGTAGATGGTGTATCTGGTACGATTGCAGTTGGAATGGTTGTTAATGTTTCAGACACTACTGTTCGTTCTATTACAGATGCTTCTAGTGAAAGTGCTATTTCGGTTGATGATACATTAACGATTACTGCTGTTGCATCTCAAACATCATTCACAGTAAGTGAAGCAGTTTCAATTGCAGACAATGTGGTTTTAATTTTAAGAGCAGATGAAAATAGTAAAATGGTTTTAGATGCTTCTGCAGCTAGTACAGATGTTGGTGATGAAATATTATTTGAAGATGCGACTAGTGATGTAAATACAGTACTAAACTCAAGTGGTACAAATGGAAGTCTGTCAAGTGTGATACAAGTTGTGCAAGGTACAAAAACAGATGATGCACTTACTACATCAACTACTTATGAAAGTTCAGGATTATTTGTACAGATAACTCCTAAATCAACAAGTAGTAAAATTTTAGTTTCTTTTAGTGCAGCTTGTCATAATAATACTGCTACTAAATTGGTTGTAGTTGATATAGCTAGAGACCCTTCAAGTTCACTTAACGAACTTATTGACCTATCAGGAGGTACTTTATTATCAGGTAAAGGTGCATCAGGTTATGGTTTAGCACATGAATATAGTTCTGCAGGAGGTGGTATATCTCAATTAAATGCACAATTTTTAGATTCTCCATCAACAACGAATCAAATAACTTATTTAGTTGTTTTTAGAGCACATGGTTCTGGTAGTGCAGTTTTTAATGTAAACTCAGGTTTTTCAACTGTTACTGCAATGGAGATAGCAGGATGACAGATATAGCACAATCAATATTAGCAATAAATGCAAACGCAGTATTTGTATGTTACGGCGACAATCCAAAAAGTATTGAATGGTTAAATGGTACTACTCCAATATCTGTATCTGATATTGTTGCAAAACAAAAAGAATTAGTTGCTGCTTATGATAACAATGCCTACCAAAGAAGTAGAGCAGTAGCCTATCCGTCAATGGCAGACCAACTAGATGACATATATCACAATGGTGTAGATGAGTGGAAGAAGACTATTAAAGCTATTAAAGATAAATACCCAAAACCAAGTTAAGGAAAACAAATGGCAGTACCAAGTACAAAAGCAACACTTAAAACTTATTGTCTAAGGTCTTTAGGTTTTGGTGTTATAGACGTAAACGTATCTGACGATCAGATTGACGATAGACTTGACGAAGCATTACAGTTTTTTGCACAGTATCACTATGATGGTATTGAGAGAATGTATCTTAAATATCAGATAACTGCTGATGACCTTACAAGAGCTGCAACAAACACAACAACAACTGCAACAGATTCGATAGATAGTTCTATTACTGCATCTTTTGGTGAGGGTAATGGTTTTATTCCTATGCCATCTTCTGTTGTTTCTGTAGTAAACATATTCCCTTTTGATGACAAGGCAACAAACAATATGTTTGATATTCGTTATCAACTTAGATTAAATGATTTGTATGATTTTAGTTCAACATCAATTATACATTATCAAATGACTATGCAACATTTAGATTTCCTTTCTCACATTCTTGTTGGAGAGAAACCTCTAAGATTTAATCAACATCAAAATCGTTTATATATTGATATGGACTGGACAAATGATGTTTCTACTGGAGAGTTTTTAATTATAGAGTGTTATCGTAAAATAGACCCAGCATCTTATTCTGATATTTTTGATGATATACATTTAAAAAGATATGCAACTGCACTTATTAAAAGACAATGGGGTGCAAACCTTTCTAAGTTTAATGGTGTTGCAATGTTAGGTGGTGTAACTATGAATGGGGAAACCATCTACTCACAAGCACAAGAGGAAATCGAAAAATTAGAGGAATTAATATCAATAACTAATTCTCCACCTATGATGTTTGGCATGGGTTAATGCCATGGCTGTTAATACTGCATTTCACACAAGTAACTTACACTCTCTTGCAACGGAGAGAAGTTTATATCAAAACTTAATCAAAGAAGCTATACAGATTTATGGACATGATGTTTATTATGTTAATCGTGATACTGTAGCGTTAGATAATGTTCTTGGAGAAGACAGTCTTTCTAAGTATACAAAACAAACACCAATAGAAATGTATGTAGAAGACTCAGAGGGTTTTGGTGGAGATAAAGAAATCATAACAACCTTTGGTTTAGAGAATCGTAATGAGATTACGTTTGTAGTTTCCAAAGAACGATTTCAAGAAATGGATAGTCAGTTTGTTATTGAGAGTGGAACAGATACAACTGGTGGTAGTTTTCTTTTAGAAGCTGGAAGTATAGACCAATCTGAAAACTCATCTACACTTACAAGTGTACAAGGAGATAATAACTTTTATGTTTTACAAGATATTGCTTCTACAGATGCAGACAGACCACAAGAAGGTGACTTAGTTTATCACCCAATATTTG